CAGGGCGCGGGTTACGCAATGCCTGTGGGTCATACACAGGATAAAGCCCAAGAAGTAACTGTGGGTGGTCAGGGTCCCAACACGAAGGGCAGACTAAAATATTGGTTACTTTAGTCTTAATCGTTAGTTTTTTAAGTTCTTTGAGTTGATACCGTTGTCCGCATCTATCGCAAAACGCATGACTCCACTTACCTGAAGAGTATTTAACTGACATATCTAAACGTGCATAATCCGTGGAACAAACCGATTACTCGCTTTCTCTCTGTCTTCTGAGAGTGCAAGGTCTAACTGTTGCTCATACTCCCCTTTAAGCATTTGGATACGCGTAGGGTCTACGCCAGCAAGCTTCATACTAAGATAAAAAGCTAATCCTGCTACCATCGCATTCAATAAACGGAACGGGATATCTTGTGTGTTTACTGCATTTCCAGCATCTTGCATCCTGCGTAGTCGCCAGTAAACAAAGTAATAATAAGGTGCTTCGACTGTGCCTTGGTCTGGTGTAGGCCATATATTAATCTGTGGAGCTTTAGTAACTGTAGTTGCACCGTCAGGGTAAGTTGCTCCTGTGCGGCGGTTAATCCATACTTGAATTGGTCTACCCCGTGCATTCTTATTAGGGATTGTAGAGTAAGTCGATTCAGAGATACGAGAAATATTAATATCTACTTGATTTTGCCCTGTGCCTGTACGTACTACATGGTCAAGTAAATCAACAGTGTCTATAGGTAGGTCATAAGCAATTTGACCCGGTATAAGCGAAATGGGTACAGCACACTGTTCAATTGTCCATAAATTAATACCCCTGTTTGCAAACTCTACTAAGAGTAAGTTTAGAGAACGTCTAGCTGTGCGCATATCATAACCACTGCGAAGCTCTTGTCCGCAGCGTTCAAACGCCTCTTCTACGAGGTCACCTAAATCAAGGTTAAAGTTTGCTGTACCCGATGTTGTCATTTCTTTTTACCTTTTCGTCCAGGGAGTTTTTTAGGGTTAACTGCCCCCATACCTCTGCAGGGTCTCATAGGTATTTACCCTTTGTATGACCTTTAGTTGCACAACCATCACCACGTTTAGAAGCCGATGTACGTGATACATTGCCACCCGATGCAAACTTTCTAGCCGGTACTTTCTTAGCAGGTTTAGGTGGACGTTTAGTCATACCGCCTTTTTTAAAGTCAGTGTCTTTAAGCTCTGAAGGTTTAGGTAAATCTTTATCACCTGTAAACTCAGGGTCGCTATTATAAATATCACGCATTCGCGCTACCTGGTCTCTAGCTTTTTGGCCTTCAGTAAGGCCTTTAGGTTTTGAAACTACGGGTGCAGTTTTTACAATTTCAGTTTTCTTAATTACAGCATCAGGAACATCATTAGGTCTATTACCGTAATCCATGTCACGAGTATCTACCTTCACTGAAGGTTTGCTTTTTATACCAAGAGCACTAGCAGCCATATCAGACTTGGTATTTTTATACTCATCTTCAGCTTGTTTCTGTTTTAACGAATTACGTTTACTGTACTCAGAGTCTGAACTAGTTTTATAAGGACTAATTAACTTTTGAAGAATACCTTCACCCTTACCTGCATCTGTTTCAGCTGCAGTTTTTCTACGCATCATTTCAGGTAGGTTTTTAGGGTCGTGGCCTTCATCAATAGCTTTTTTAATTCGTGACATTAATCCTCTATCTTTGTAAGAAGGCATATCTTCCCTAGCTACAGACTCAGCATCTATTTTCTTAACCATGACAGTCTCCTAAACCATTTTACCTTTAGTGTGACCTTTAGTTGCTACACCGTCTGCACGAGTAACACCGCCTTTAGCATAGCAAGAGCCGCCCATAGCCATCATCTTACCTTTAGTGTGACCTTTAGTTACGCAACCATCACCGCGAGTAACACCGCCTTTCTTCATCTTTTTAGAGTCTTCCATCTTCTCACCTTTGGCATATTGCTGTGGAGTGAGTTTACCAGACTTAATAGCTTTACCTTCTTTAAGCTCTTCGCTATAGGTTTCTTTACCTTTAAATAACTTTTTTAGATTAGCCACATTGCCACCTTCTTTAAATTTTTTGCCTTTATCGGCTTGATTAAACTCTTTAGCTACACTTACTGGTATACCCGCTTTCTTTGCAAAGCTAGGATTGTGAGAGGCAGCTGCCATAAATTTTTTCTGTTTGAGTGATGTACTAGGCACCGCAGTTCCACCGCTTTAAAGAGGCTGCTTTGCGTGTAGGCTTACCATTCTCGTCTTTCATAGGACCAGGCATACCACTCATACGAGCGCAGAAAGATTTACGTCTCCCTGCATCTTTTTTGGTTTTAGGGTTAGGTGCTGGTGCTTTTAAGTTAGAGCCCGTAGCCGCATTATATTTTGCACGACCTTTGGCTGTAAGACCTGCGCCCTTAGAGACGGGAAGTTTCTCACCTCTACCTACTGCTAATACTGGAGCTTTCTTTGCCATCTTATTTACCTGAGAAATGTTCAAACGCCCAGCCAACTAAACCACCAAAAGCTGCACCTGCACCACCCATAACCATTAAAACGTGCCATCCGCCTTTAGCTTCTGAAAGAGTTTTGCTTATATCAGCAACGGAAGCTTTAAGTTCTTCCATATCTTTAACCAATTTGTCCATATCAGTTTGCAAGTGTTTAATCTCGTTTTCATGAACTGCAAGTTTAATTTGGTCGTCCATCATGGCTTACCCGTAAAAAATAGTCACGCCGGTTAAAGCCGCGCTAAGAGCCATATAAATCCCATCCTGAAACACAATACCTTCTTGAGGGATAGATACATAAAACGGAATTGGGTTTGTATTAGAAGGTAGGTCTATTTCACATAGAGTAGCTCCGGTAGCACTACCATCTTTAAAGGTAACTGTAGTCGCTGTACTAGCAGCTGGTACCACCACAAATCCTTTAAGCCGCACTCGACTTCCGTAAAAACTACCTGCCGTACTTCTATGCGCACTCTTGACATCATACTGCATACTCATAACTAATCTCCTATTTAAAAGGGGGGAGGTAAACTCCCCCGCAGACTAATTACGCAGTTTGCGATGTTGGGTTATAAGTACCGTCTGATAAGTTAACCATGTACGATACAACAATAGTTCCTACACCGGCTGATAATGCAGAACCGCCAATTGAATAGGTTACTGACGCATCCGTAGTTCCTACGTTAGATAAGAGAGATGCTGCACCAGCAGTTTGAGCTAGAGCTAAAGAGCCATTAAATGCAGTACCAGAAGTTAGCGCATTTGCGGTAGTAACAGCAGTACCCGCAACGGATACTGTAAGTGTGGGGGATGTACCAGTAAATGCCGTTGATGAATATAAAGCAATACCAGTGATTGTTGCGCCTGCAGGGATTACAAAAGCCGTTCCTGTGGTAGTGCCGTAAGCGATAGCCGCTTTCTGAGCAACAATAGTTGCGCCCATGTTGTTGATAGTACCAGCAGTTGTGCCAGTTGTGTTAGGTACGGTTCCAAGTCTCCAAGGACCAAAGTGTGATGCTAAACCCATTTTAATCTCCAAATACACGTAAGATACGCAGTCTTGTGTAAAGCTTGCTAGGTCAATCTGCGCAAATAATTAAGTTCCTAGATATAGGCTGATAGTACACCAATTGGTTGAATATGCAACTATTTTAAGTACTGAATTACACATCCTGTAAAAGGCCCTTTACTAATGGGTTTACCTGACTTTAACGCTCTATTTACAGTAGCTGGTTTTAGTCCTGTAGCTTCTCTAATTTCTACTATACTTGCGTATTCTGTAGTAGTGTTTTCCCTAGTCATCTGCACACGTTTACTAACTTTTTCTTTAAACTCGTCACTTCGAGGCTTACCATAATTAAAGTTTTTATCTCCCATTAAAGACGCGCTAATTTTTGCTCGTGTTTCTGCTGATTTAGGTTTATTTATAAGCCATGCTCGTATTTTACCCTTAGACTCTTCTGAGTGTTTTCTACCTGTCCAATTTTGCGCTAGTAATTCTTCTTGTGTTCGTTTTCTACCAAAAGTAGGGCTGAGTATCCCAGACATACCTAGCATAGGGGCTACAGCATCTACGCCTATGTTATAACAATACTCTTTTCCTACGTGTTCTTTTAACCATATATTTTCTACATCTAATATATTTATAGGGTCTGACACCTCTTCAACTACAACAAATATAAATGAAGACTCACCATATTTATTCCAAGCAGCTTGTAGGTGTTTATTGTTATGTTTACCCGTTCTTAATTCTGAAAAATGTCTAGTTTTTCTGCGTTTTAAATCTACTGCACTCCCCACATAGAATTTATTGTTTACTACGTTAATAATTTTATAAATACCTTTAGTCATATACACCTCCTAATTAAAAATATAGTGTACCATGAACTGAACTAATATCGAAGTACTTATTAAAAAAGCCCTCCGAAGAGGGCTTCTATTACAGCTAAGTGTTTGATTCTATTAATTAGAACCAGAAGAACCGTACATTCCGAGCGGGTCACTCCACCCAAAAGAATACCGCTCGCGCGCCTTGTATCTCATGTTGCCTGTATCAAAATCACTATCTGATGAAGTTACCAATGATTGACGCACGAAATGTTTCAAACCGTTTGGTACATCAGTAGTTAAGAACCACGCATTGGTGTCTGTTAAGAAGTTATTAACAGTGTAACCTTCTGGGATAGAGCCGTTGTTTTTTAACGCGTTGATGTCGTTATCGGTTGTGCCTACACGTTGTTCAGTTTCGAGCAAACGAGTTGCAACGAATTGAAGTGCAGGGGGAACAATCAATTTTTTAGGTTTAGCAGCAATCAACAAACCACGTTCATCAGTCCATTGTGCGATTTGAATAACAGCCGCTTCTAAAGAAGTTTCGTTTAAATCAGCAGGAGTTGATGGGATGTTTG